CGCTCACGCATTTCTATGGGTGTAGATAAGATTTTATATCTTCCAGAAGGCGCTAACTTTGGTGTCACAGGCCCAAGTGCTAGTATCGATGATTTAATTAAAGGTGCTAAGTATCTTGTAGAGACTACTCTAAACAATAATCAGTTAAGAGTAAAGTTCATTGATTCTCATGGTAACGCAGAATCAGCAGAAGCTTTGAGAGTACAAGAGATTGACAACTACTCAGAGGTACAAGCCAATATCGAAGACACTTGGAGAGCATGGGAACACAATCGGTATGACATAGACCGCAGAATTATTGAAGTGCAGACAGGTCAGAAACTAAGTGCAGACTATCTAGTAGATTTTGAAGAGCCACAGATTCTATCACCGTCAGAAGAACGCGAGATGTTTACCTGGTTGTTCCAGAACAAACTTGCTACGCGTAAGTCATATCTTATGCTAAAGAATCCAGATATGCTACCAGAGGATGCTGAAAAGCTACTCGAAGAAGTAGATGACTCAGAAGGATCAGGGAATAGGCTTTTAGATAGACTGCAAAGCTAATGCCTTTAGACAGTACGATCGACCAAGCGGTCGCAGACTTTGAGTCTAGACTTACTGAGGCTCAAAATCAATTCACAGAAGATGTAGAAAATTTAAGGGAGCAGGGGCTATCCACAGAAGAGATACTGATTATTATAGGCGGTATCTCTATGGTCGATTACTGGCTAATTGACCTTCAGATGCAACAAGCGGTCAATAGACTAATGATGTCATTCGACACATTACTTGACGATGCAGTATTCTTTGGTCAAGTATCAGAACCACAACTAGTAGCACTTCGCAGGATGCAACAAGCATCTATCTTGCGTTATGCGAATGACATCGGAGAAAGGGTCAGATTATCTTTAGTGCAAGGCGTTTTACAGAAGATGCCTCAAAAAGACATTAGAGCAATGCTACTGCGAGACCTATCGATCAAACCGTATCAAGTAGACACGATTATTACTACTTCAATGGCTACTTACTCTAGGTCGCTTACGCTTTTACAGTTAGAGGATAATCCAGAGCAACGCCTGATTTATCAAGGCCCAATGGATTCTAAGACTAGACCTGTCTGTATACGGATGTTAAAAGAGAATGGGTTGACACAATCTCTAGTAGAATCTAAATATCCAGGCGCTTTACGAGATGGCGGTGGTTTTAATTGTAGGCATCAATGGGTCGCTTTGTCACCTAAAACGCAAAATAGAGACATACAGCAAAAAGCTAAAGTAGCTTATCAAGGTATGCAGGATAAGGCAAAGAAGAAAGGCAGGGCATTTAAAGTGCCAAAAACATTAGAAGAGTATTACGGATGATTAATTTTCAAAAAGCATTTAAGTTTGGCAGACCATTTTTTGAGAGTGTTGGTCGCACAGTTTTAAAATTACATAAAAGAAGAATCTTTAATGAAGGGCGAAATCCAGCAATGAAGCCCTTTGCTCCTTATACCGAAGCCTATAGAAAACGTAAAATGGCTGGTAAGGCTGCTAAAAATCAAGTAAGTAGAAGCGGTAAGCCTGATTTAACCTTAACAGGAAGAATGAAAAAAGCTTTTAATTATATAAAGTCTTCTTCACATGGATTTGAATATGGAATTATTGAACCAGATATGGCGGAACGTATGGAATTTCAAGGCCCTAAGAAAAAGAAGAGAGCTAGAGTAAGATTTGTATCAACTAAACTAAATCCTTTACCCATAAATGAACAAAAGCTTATTGCCAGAGAAATGGAAAATGAGCTTATTAAGAATTTCAAAAAAGAAATTCGCAAAAACGGCATGGGTTATAAGGTATACACCATATAGGAGAAATTATGGAAACGGACTCTAAAGTAGTCGCTCAGAAAGAGCAACCTGTAGAACAAGGCAATGTTCAAGAAAGTACCGACAGCAGCGCTGATGTTGGACAACTTATCGCAGATGCGAAAAAATACAGACACCAGCGCCAGGAAGCTGAAGCAAAGGTAAAGGAATTGCAAGGTCAACTCGATGAAAAAGATGAAGTAGAGATGCAGAAGAACAACGAGTGGCAGGACTTAGCTACCAAGTACAAGTCTGAACGAGACGAGTACAAATCTCAGGCAGAAGAAGGCGCGCAGATTAAAGAATCTGTACGAAAAGACCTTCTGAATCAGCTATCTGACGAAGATAAAGAGTTTGCGATAGATCTGGATACTTCAAAACTCCAGAAATTCGTAACTCGATCATTTAATCAGAAAGTTAAAACGAATGAATCGTACTCTACACCAATGCCAGACCGCTCTGTCAATCCGTTCGCGGAAATGAACAAAGACGAGAGGCAAAGGAATTGGAGTAAGGTTCTTTCAAATTACGCTAAAAAATAGCGTGGAAAGTAGATAACCACTATGGCATTATCAGAAAATTTTGCTGGCGCATCGGTTACCACTACCACCGCTGCTAATTTTATACCTGAAATTTGGACTGATGGAATAAAAGCATATTTAGAACGCAATCTTGTGTTCGAACAATGTGTTGATACTTCCCTCAATGGCCTTGTTAAAGGTAATAAAGGTGATACATATCATATCCCTAAATTAGCAGAGGTTAGTGATGCCGCTAAAGCAGCAGAAACACTCGTAACTTACGCAGCTTCAACGCATGCAAAGGCCGATCTTACGATTGACCAGCATCGTTACGCTGCAAAACTCGTTGAAGACATAGCATCTGTACAATCAATCCCAGGTCTTTTTGAAAAAGAAGTATCAGGTATGGCGTACGCGCTTGCTAAGACTTATGACGCATTTATTGAGTCTAAAGTTGAAGCAGCAAGTACAAATAGTACAGCGCTAGCAGCAGACAACACAATCACAGCAGCAGAAATCAGAGGCGGAATGAAGACTTTGATGGAAGCTGATGTAGACACGAATGAGTGTCACTTTGTTGTTTCTCCTGCATTGTATACTGCAATGCTCGGAATCAGCGATTTCGTAGATGCTTCTAAAATGGGCGCAGGCCCATCTGGATTGAAGAATGGTCAAATAGGAATGCTTTACGGTATGCCTGTTCTCCACTCAACAGTCATGGGAGCTGCAACTGGAACTGGTACCGAAGTTGGATACATTTTTCATCCTTCAGCCGTTTCCGCAGCTAGACAATTAGAGCCAAGAGTACAGAGCGAATATTCTGTAGACTTCTTGGGTACTAAAGTCGTAGCTGATATGCTTTACGGAGCAGTCACAGTTTTTGAGGGTAGAATCCAAGAGTTCAAGAATCCTTAATCACTAATAGGAGTTATATGGGGGCTTTCATTAGCCCCCATTCCTTTTTTAAATCCAGGGTAATATATAAATGGCTACAAATCTAAAAGGCATAAATCTAAAAGGCTTAACATCAAGACAAAAAAGCCAAATGCAGAGGCATAAAACGCATCACACTAAAAGGCATTTATCAAAAATGGCTACAGTAATGCGTAAAGGAAAAACTTTCGCACAGAGCCATAGGATTGCACAAAGAGCCGTAGGTAGATAATGGCTATAAATTATAGAGGTGTAAAATTCTCTGGTTACAATAAACCAAAAAGAACACCAGCGCACAAAACAAAAAGTCACGCAGTTCTAGCAAAGTCAGGGTCTAAAGTAAAATTGATTCGCTTTGGACAGCAAGGCGTTAAAGGTGCTGGTAAGAATCCAAGATCAAAAGCACAAAAAGCAAGGCGTAAATCATTTTTAGCTAGACATCGTAAGAACATAGCTAAAGGCAAGATGAGCGCAGCATATTGGGCTGCAAAGGTTAAATGGTAATGTTTAGAACTTTCGATTATGAATGCAGTAAATGCGAAGACATCTTTGAGATAATGACTAAAGTAGATGAAACTGCTACTTGTAAATGTGGCAACGTGAATTTAAAAAAACTTATGAGTGGGCCTTTATTTAAACTTAAAGGTGGCGGTTGGCCTGGAAAAGAGTTCAAAGCACAATCTGACTGCAAACGAATGGCTAACGGTCAAAAGATATAGATGTAGTCTAATTACCATTTAATTGAAGTCTATTAACAGGGGAACATAAATGGCTAATTATAATTCAGATTATACTGGCGCTCAAATTGACAGCGCAGTATCCAGAGCAAATTCAAGCGATGTGACCGCAGGAACGGTTGCAGCTAGTAAAGCTGTTGTTGTCGATTCTAACAAAGATATCACAGGATTTCGGCACATTGTCGCTTCTGGCACAGTCACAGCAGCAAACGTATCACTTACTGGCAACGTAGATCTAGGAGATGCTTCTGGAGATACGGTCACCATAACAGGATCAATCGATTCCAATCTTATACCAGCGACAGATGACACTTATGATTTAGGGTCAGCTAGTAACGCTTGGCAAGATCTCTTCTTAGAAGGAGACATAAATTTTTCAGATGGAGCGCAAATAGACGTAGCTAGTGGTGATTTTACACTAGACGTAGCAGGAGATATAGAATTTAACGCAGATGGCGGAGACTTTAGTTTTAAAGATGATTCGTCTACTTTAGCTACAATTAGTAGCTCTGGCGTAGTAACAGGCACAATGACCATTACTTCAGCTAGTATTACAGATAGTAGTGGCTCTATTTCGTTTGGTAACGAAAACCTTACCACTAGCGGAACTATACAATACGGCAGTATTTCTGACGGATCTATAACCATCACAGCTTTTGTAGATGAAGATGGTATGGACTCTAACTCTGCCACACTCGTACCTACACAACAATCAGTTAAGGCCTATGTAGATGCCCAAGTAACAGCCCAAGATTTAGACTTCCAGGGTGACTCAGGTGGTGCATTAAACATTGACTTAGATTCAGAAACACTAACTATAGCTGGTGGAGAAGGAATTGATACCTCTGGTTCCTCTAACACAATAACGATTGCTGGTGAAGATGCGACTACATCTAATAAAGGTATCGCATCATTTAGCTCAGATAATTTCTCAGTAAGCTCTGGAGCTGTAACAATTAAAGACGATGGTGTGATTCTTGCCACCGAAACTACTGGAGACTATGTACAGAATATTACTGGGGGAACTGGTATTGATTCAACTGGTGCAACTTCTGGTGAGAATATAGCACATACTTTATCAGTAGATTTAAACGAACTCACAACCGAAACAAGCATAGCAGATGCAGACTTTATTGCTATGGTGGATGCTACGGATGATGCCTCTGGTAAAATAACTTTTGAAAACTTAGAAGATGCAATATTTGCTTCTGTATCTGGTGATATAGCAATAGCAGAAGATGGAACTGCAACTATTCAAGCTAATAGTGTTGCGATGGCTACCGATACTACTGGTGATTTTGTAAACAGCATAACGGCTGGAACTGGCTTAACATCTACTGGAGCAACAAGTGGTGAGAATATTTCTCACTCATTAAGTGTTGATGCAGCTCAAACTCAGATAACAAGCGTTGGAACTTTAAATGCTGGAGCAATAAGCTCTGGATTTGGTGCGATTGATATTGGATCAAGCAACTTTACAACAACTGGAACGATTGATATATCTGGAGGAACTTTAACTTTAGCAGATAATCAAATATCTGGAAACAAAGTAGAAGGTGGCACGATAGCAGCTGTTACAATCTCAGCTTTAACTACTGCTGGAATATCTGCTTCAACAGATTTAGATATTGGCTCTCATGGATTTAGAGCTTCAACATTAACAGCCGATTCACAGACTTCTGGCAGAGTAGCAATCTATGGTACAAATGGTTTATTAACAGAAGATTCTGATTTAAGTTTTTCTGGATCAACTCTATCAGCTACAAATGTAAATATTAGTGGAACATTAACTACAACAGGAACTGTTCAAGAAGTTTCTACAACAAATCTTAACGTAGAAGATCCATTAATCCTTTTAAATAAATACGATTCACAACCTAGCAATAACGCATTCGATGCTGGTATTGTAATTAAAAGAGGTTCTAGTGATTCAACCCCAGCAAATGTCGCTTTTATATTTGATGAATCTGCTAATCAGTTTGCATTAATTGATACGGATGAAGATGGCACAACTGCTGGAAATGTTACTATAACAGATTATGAAAATTTAAGAATCGGTGCTTTAACGGCAGATGATGCTTCTACATTTACGAGCACAATCTCAGCAGCAACAGGATCTACGATTGGCAACCTTACTTTAGCCAACGGATCAATAACAGACTCATCTGGAGCAATAAGTTTTGGTAATGAGAATTTATCAACCTCTGGAACACTAGGGGCTGGAGCAATTACTGGTACAAGTTTTGTTATTGGTTCTGCTAATATAAATGAAGCTGAGCTTGAGATTATAGATGGGGGAACAATAACAACGTCTGAATTAAATATTTTAGATGGAGATACATCTGCAACCTCAACAACTGTAGCCGATGCTGATCGTGTAGTGATGAACGACAACGGAACAATGGTTCAAGTGGCTGTTACAGACCTGTCAGCGTACTTTGATGACGAGATTACTGCAATGCCTAACCTAGCTTCAGTCGGAACATTAACTGCCCTTCAGGTGGATAATATTAACATCAATGGTAATACTATTATTTCTTCAGATACCAATGGGCATATTAATCTTACACCAAATGGTAGTGGAGAAGTAAATATCTCTAAAGTAGATATTGACTCTGGAACAATAGATGGTACAACAATAGCTACCTCGGATGTTACTGTAGGTTCAGGAAAAACGTTAGATGTATCAGGTGGTACATTGACTTTAGCAGATGACCAAATTCCAATGGCAAAGACTGCCATAGTAGCAGGAACTGGAATATCCCTTTCAACTAATACACTAAATGTGGATGCCTCGCAAACTCAAATAACTTCAGTAGGTACTCTCACAGGATTGACTATTGAAAACGCAACTAATCCACTTATAGTTGGAGATGGTACTAAAAAATTATTCTTTGACCCTGACAGTAGTGGAGTAATAGTATCAACTGCTACTTCTCAAGGTGGCGAAGGTCATTATTACAATGATGCACTTGGTGAAGTGTGGACAACAATAGATGGGACTGCTAAAGTCAAAGTAAAAGCAAGTGCATTTGAAGTAACTCCTAATGCTACTTTTGCAGGGGATATAGATGTAGATGGTACAACCAATCTTGATGCAGTTGATATTGATGGTGCTGTGCATATAAAAAATACTGGGGATACTTACATAACAGTAGAAGCAGGTGCTTCTGATGGTAATGTTGGATTCTTGTTTGATGATAGTGGTAGCAATCAACATGGTGCTATTCTTTATGATACAGATGATTTAATTCTTTTACTTGATTCTGATGGTGTAATTAGGCTTGATGCAGATGGTGGTCAAATACAATTCTTAGATGGTGGAACTGAAATTGGTGTTATTGAAAATAGTAGTTCCAATCTTGTAATAGAATCAAAAGTACAAGACAAAGATATTGTATTTAAAGGGAATGATGGTGGTTCAGGAATAACTGCACTTACACTTGATATGTCTGATGGTGGTAATGCTACTTTTGCAGGTGATGTAAATGTTACAGCAGATGGAGCAAGGTTCTTTGTTAGCTCTGCTGATTATGAACTTGTTTCTATTGGTAGAGCAGGTTCATCAGGCTCTGCTCTTGACCAAGCTTATATAAGACTAAAAAATGCAGGAACAAATACTGTCGCTATACATACAGCAGGAGATTCTTATTTTAATGGTGGAAGGGTTGGTATAGGTGATTCAAGTCCTGGCGCTCCTCTTGATGTGAAAAGTGGAGAAGCTGCTAATACAGCTAATTTTAATTCTACAAGTGGTGCTACAAATATAACTCTTGAAAGCTCTGGCTCATTAATAGGTCAAATGGAATTTGTATCATCTGGCACATCTAAAATCGTTACAAGAACATCTGCAAGTTTAGCACTTGGCTCTAATAATGTAAGAACACTTTACATAACAGATGATGACAGAGTTGGTATAGGAACTGCAAGTCCAACTCACACTTTAGATGTTCAGAAAGCTGATGCTGTAACAGCTTCTTTTAATAGAACAGGCTCAAGTGGTGAAGTTGTATTAATTCAAGATGATGGTTCAACTGTTGCTGAATTAAGGACAGACCAAACATATAACTATACTTCAGATTATAGATTAAAAGAAAATATTGAAGATTTAGATGTAGATGCTTTAGCAAGAGTTAATGCTTTAAAGCCAAGAATATATAATTTTAAAAAATCTCCTACTATTAAAAGAGAAGGATTTATAGCTCACGAACTTCAAGGAGTTATTGCAAAAGCTGTGCAATATGAAAAAGATGGAGTTGATGAAGAAGGAAAACCAAAATACCAAATGATGAACGATGGTGCTATAATTCCTACACTTGTAAAAGCAATACAAGAACTATCAGCAAAAGTAGAAGCGTTAGAAAATGCGTAGAAAATTAAACGAATGGGCAGATGCTAGTAAAGCTTTACACGCACTTGTTATAGTAGGATTTATGATAGCATTTATGTTTAGCATATTTAGCTGTCAGGATTATTACATAGGCAAGACACGAGAAGAACTATCGCAAGAAATGTTTGAGATAGATAGTTTAATGAGAAAGGTTATTTGGAAAGCAGATAGCTTGGGCATATATAATGATTTGTATATAGACGCTTATAGGATCAACAATGGTAGTAATTAGAATAGCATTTGTAATTACAGCTTGGGTGTTTATTCTTTCTTGCGCTCCTAATGTTATGGGCAATAGAATATTAGACAACAAAGATATTTCTCATGTTTACTTAATAGACGAGATTTATAACGGAAAAAGTTATTGGTGCATAAAACATAGAATAATGGAAACAGTAGAAATTAAAAATCCAACTGTATCAATGAAAAATGACTAAACCAATAGGGCAAGATTCAAGCCTTAATATATCATTACCTATGCTTTTTCAAGCAGTAGGAATTATTGGTGCTATGGTCTGGGGTTATGGTGAGCTAAATGGTCGTATATCTTTTCTTGAGTATCAGGTAAAGATAAATGAAGAACATATTACAGCTATAGAAGAAGATGCAAAGACTAGTCAAAACGCTGAGATTCCTGCTGACATAAGACAGAATGAAAAGATTGAAGTTCTTGAAAGAGAAGTAGAAAGATTAAGAAATGGCCAAACTAAATGATGACCTTGCTATCACGATTAATATTAAATGGCTCGTGCAGATTGTGGTGCTGGTTGCAATTATCGTTGGTAGCTATTACCAGGCACAAAAGCGCATGGCAGACAACCAGAGACATATACAGATAATAGAGCAAGATTTAAGCGATCTAAAAAGTCGTGTTAGTACAATAGAAGCAAAGCGTACAAAAAGATTAGAGGATGAAAATAAATCCCTAATAGAAAAAGTAAACATTTTCAAAAAACGATAAACACAGGAGTCTAAAATGGCTAAAAAAGAAGAACAAAAAGAACCAACTCTTGTACTCGATGAAAAAGAGTATAAGATCAATAGTATGAAAGATGAGGAGAAATTAGTAGTCGCTCATATTAACGACCTTAATCGCAAGATTGACAACGCAAAGTTCAATCTACAGCAGATGGAAATGGGTAGGCAGAGCTTTGTTTCTAACTTAAAAAATAGTTTAGAAGCAGAAGAAGCATAAGAACCTAAAGGGGGAGCTTAGTCTCCCCCTTATTTTTAGAGGAGAAAAATGGTGGAGAATTGGACAGAAGTTGGATTTGCTGGTTTAGCAGCAGGAATACTATGGATGACATTTAAGTGGATGACATCTGAGCTAAATAAAAAGATTGATGACCTACATCAAATCATAATAAAGCTAATTGACTCTAAGAACGTAATGATTGAGAAGTTCGCAGAGCTTAATGATGAGCTAACTGACCAGTTAAATTATATCGAAGCTAAGATCGGTAACGGTCGCGGATCTAAACAAAGTAGAAGGTCATCCAAATGAAAGTAGAAGCCTATCGCGGTGAGATACTAGAACGCCTAACAAGACTCGAAGAAAAGAGTCAGGCGCATTTTGAGGTTACAAAAGAAATTAGAGTAGATGTTAAGGCACAGAATGGCAGAGTAAGAGCCTTAGAGAATAAACAAGCGTGGTTCACAGGAATACTAGCAACCGTCACTTTTGTTTTTAGTAGTCTTTTTGCATGGATTAAAGGAGTTAATTAATTATGGAAATCTTTACACAAAATTGGGAATGGTTTTTACTAGGATTTATGGTTTGTGAAAAACTAGTAAAATTAAGCCCTACAGATAAAGACGATATCTTGTTAGATGTCGTATGGACTAGTATTAAGAAAGTAGCAGGGAAATAATATGCTTAAACGATTAGTAGGTAGACTTGTAAGAAAACATGGCATGAAAAAGCTTATGATTATGATTGGTGACTTTGCAGTCAAGCAAAGCAGAGGCAAAGACGATGATAAAATATGGAACGATGAAGTAAAGCCATTTATTGAAAACAACTTTTAAATGGTCAGCATAAAGCAAATGCGCTCGCTAATACAGCGCACCTGTAGTGCAATGGGAGATAAGTATGGCTCTGAAAGTGCTGTAGATATGGTATTAGCTACAGGCGTAATAGAGTCACGCTATGAGTATATTACGCAGATGAATGATGGCCCAGCAAAATCTTTCTTCCAGGTAGAGCCAGCAACAGCCGTTGACAACTGTATGCACTATTTAAAACATAGGCCAGAGCTTATGCAAAAATGTGCAGAGGCTAGTCTGGTTGATTTAAAGTATTGGCAGATGTATGATAATAAAGTCTGGGCTGAGATCTTAGAAAAGAATATTGCAGCAGGCATAGTACATTGCCGTATTAAATACTGGAGAATACCTAAACGTATGCCGAGCGGTGTTGAAGGAATGTCGCACTACTGGAAAGATTATTATAACGCTGGTGGCAAAGGCAATGCTGACGAGTTCGTTGAACAGGTTACTAAGTGGCTACGTTAAGTAGTCGAAAAGGGTTTAAGTAATGGATTTAGCGGAAAGAATGCAAATACTAATGGATGAGGTTCGTGCTATTAAATTATTTAGCAGAGCTATGAAAAGAGATTTTGAGACAGATATGTCTTTAACCTCTTTGAAGAAAATTGCAAACCTAATGTCAATGATTGATGGTTTAGATGTACCTGAGATAGTCTGTTCGTTTGAATCTGTAGAGGAACAAGAACTTATAAACAGTAAACAAAGTGGACTTGCATAATGGGTACAAGACTTGAAGCTTTTTGCAATATCAATACCGACCTTCAAGGTGTTGAGCCAAATATAGATAACTACGATCGAAAGAGACTGGTACAAAACTTTCAAAGCTATTCAACGAATGTATACGCTGCCTATAACTCTGGATATGTAAGCATGAGTTATGTTGACGGTAAAGAGATGAATATGCAGACATCACTTGGAGCTGTAGACTCTTCAGATGATGCGTTTTATGATTCTGCACAAGATGCTCTATATGTATACAGCTCAGTAGACCCAGACAACCTAACCTATGAAGCAGGAGAGGACTGGGCCACAGTAAAACAGCGTGTGATAAACGAACAGGCAGACCGCATACGCTCTTTTATCAATAGACCCATATTTAAACGTACAAAGTCAGAAGACCAGGGCGCTGCAAGTAGAGATTATGACTTCGTACTTATTAGCTCTAATGCAGGACTAGCTTGTGCTGAACTGATGCGACCTGTAGATCCTGAGAGAGCTTTGGAAATAGAACAGCGCTACATCTCACCTGATGGTGATGGTATGCTAGACCTTTTAAAACGAGGCGAATATGCACTATGGCATGAGTCTAGCTATGAAAAGAATGAAGGAAGAATTGTACCTGTAGCTGTTAATGCGAATACTACTGGCGGTATTTTAGACACAAAGTCAATCGCACTACCAGCCGTAGACTATGACGATGTTCGTGTAAAAATCACAGCAGGCGGTACGTTTACAGCAGGAACAGAAAACACCAGCGTAAAGTATAGTGTCTTTGTTAAGAACGACAAAGGACTAGCAATGGAAGAAGTGATACAGTCAGAAGAGATCAATGGCGATTATCAAGGCTTGGCGTACGGAATGTATATACGCTTTGGTGAAGGGGTCTATACGACCAACGATGCATGGAGTATTATAGTCATGGGCTTACCAGAAGAACATGGCGAAGTAAAATCAGAACAAATTTCTAGGAGATAAGATATGCCAAAAGGTAAAGGTTACGGTTACGCTGTAAAAAAGAAAAAGAAGAAGAAGAAGAAAGTGCGCGTTAAAAGGCGTAAGTAGAGTTTTGTGGCTACCCAATACACCGCAGTTATTAAAGACAATGTTATTGACCCACTTGAATCACTAATTAAGGGTGAGTTCGATAAGCTACCTGTATTCTATGACATTGATTTCAAAAGTCGTGGGAATTTCTTTCTGCGATTTATCCCTACACAAGACGAATTAGACCAACCTACTACAGAAGACCAGATTAGATTATACGGTGTACTCTTGCGACTGTATAGACGTACTCCTGGAATCTACTCACGCAGAAACAATCTAGAGCAATTAATGAATTACTCAGATAGAATAAAGCGACTGGTTGGCAACAATTCAAACTACAGCCCTTCATCTAGCTATAAATGGAATGATGCTGTCATCACTTTTGTTAATTATGAGCCAGAGCTTGAAGATGCAGAGAACGCATATCAAGTGGTAGAGCTTTTATTTAACTGCAATGTATTGATATGATTAGCTACAATAAAACATTTAATCAAAACGTATTGGATAACTTGAGACTATTGATTGCTCAAGAATTTCGGAATATTCCTATACGCTATGATAGTGTGTACAGAGGTAACTCGTTCTTTCATTTAACGCCTAGAAGGGATGAAATCATTGAATTACGCTCAGATGGCGCGATTCGTGAATACTCGATACTTATCACCTATAATGAAAAAGAACGCGGTAGATACGTCAAAAATCGCAGTTTAGATAGCCGTATTAACATTGTAGAGAGATTGAAGGAAATTATCAGGGTAAATGTAGCAAGTATTGATGATTTTTTATACTTTGTTGATTCTGGTGGTAATAATTTTTTAACTAGCGATTCTGAGGAGTTGCGTATTTTAAAAAGACCTATTCTTATCACAAGCACCGATCAGTTTTTTATTACTTCAGATGACAAAGCGTTTACAGTATTCCCTGCTGACTTTAGCTATGAGTGGCATAACGCCAGATTGCAATCTGTAAACTATGATTTAGAAAGAGAGAATGCTAATTACTTATCATCTAGTATGGAGTTTCTATGCGTAGTTGAAGAGGTATATGCGTAAACCATTAAGGTATAAATGATGGCAAAATATAAAGCAAAAAAACCAATAAGTTCATTTGGCAGTTACAAAGGTCTGACAACTGAAGATTGGAACGCATTGAATAACGGCAAATCTGTAGACTTAGATAAAGTGCCAGAGGCAGCCAAAGAATTTTTAGAAAAAGTAACACCTAGTAAGAAGGAGTCTAAGTAATGGCTTTAGACGGACAAGCATTTAGCCCAAAACAATTTCAATTAGCAATACAGGGTGAGGCTGCAATAGGTACAGCAGACATAGATGGCCCAATGAATCTAGTTAATATAGATAGTATTGAAATGCCTAATCTTAACCTAACACAAGTATTTGATGTACGAAGTGGATCAAGTGGTAGGGTTGCCGATGCAGATGATGTACTTATAGATGAAAAAGGCGTTACAAAAGAAATTACTTTTTCTGGAGTCTTTGATCAAGTGATTGCCCCAATACTGCTTGGCAACGTACTAGGTGGTGCGACTGTATCTACAGACTTAATAACCGTACCTTATAATTACACACCAGATGAGCTTCAAACTGGCGTAAGTGGAGATGCTACTAAAACATTAACACTTGCTGTGGTTAACCCTAAAACAAATGATGGGTCAAGCGATGAACATAGATCTATGATTTTTCCAGGGTGCGTTATTACCTCACTAGCAATTAGTGGTGATATGTCTAACGAATCAGGTCGCTTACGTTTTACAGCAACAGCAAGGACTGGCTATATATCTAATTTTGATGAGGCAGATCCAAGTGTGGCTAATGCTTTTACAGCTTACGGATCAGCCTACTATTCACTTGCTACAATGAGTGCAGGAGTAAAAAGAACTATAGCTGGCGCTGAAAATTCTGTTATACAAAGCTTTAGTTTAAATATAGAAAATCCAGCAGAATTTGTAGGACAAAGCACAAACGGTAACCCAGATGCCATTGTTAGAGCTGTTCCAGAACTTTCAGTAACCTTAGATGCAACCGTAAAATATGATAGCAATACAGCAGATTATTTTGAAGCGCACAAAGCTAACTCTCATGTAATATCAAATGTAGCTGATAACGCTACAATAGCTAATGCTAGTAGTTTTGGCTTTATTGGAAGTTATGGAAGAATAACGAATGTTGCTTATAACGAAGCAAACGCAATGATGCTTGATGTATCGACTAAGTTCTTTGCATCCGCAGCAAATCCCCTTATTGCAATTACAACCTAATAAAATATGATAAAAACAAAGCATGGTGAATTTGAGATTCGCCCTATCACTTTTGGTGAGCGTAGAGAACTCCATCGTTTGGAGATGAAGGTGTTTTGGGATGAAAACACTATTGAAAAAGACGCTTACTTTGATCTGTTAAACTGGTGCATGGAAAAAGCTTTTCCTAACCCAGAAGAAACCCTAGAGAAATTTGATGATGCACAGATAGACGAAGTATTGAATGATGTCTATAGACATTACAAGGGTTTAGATCAAAAAAAAACTGTCAAGTAAGAATCTCAACTTGGGCTAATTACTTTGGGTGGGGTAATAGTCTGTATCCTTCTAAAGTCACTACCTACGAAGCACAAAGCCCTACCCTGGGCAAGATAATCACATTTACAGAAGATGAGATATGGGATGAGTGCGCTCGTATCGTAGAAGAAGACAAGCACAATAAGTTCTCTATTGGTCAGAATCTTTACTACAACCTCAACTTCTTCTGCAACCCTAAGTTCTTTCTAGACAATGAGATAGAAGGATACATTGACGATTACTTTGTCTCTAACAAGTTTAACCTACCGCTATCAGACACGCTATACAATGCCGATGCAAAAACGATTGACATCTTTCGTGTTATTAGTGAAGAGCTTACCGCTTGTGAAAAAAGATCAAGGGAAATGAATAATGGCAAATAAATTTGTAATAGAAGTCAGAGCTAAAGGTTTTACAAACCTTCAGGGTCAGTTAAATAAAGCTGACGGAGCTATGAAGAACTTTGACAATACTGGTGGTAGAGTTCGTGGCACTACTGCTGGTATACGAAGAGAAATAGGAGCCTTACGAAACAATCTTCTGTTATACACATTTGCTCTTGGCGCTGCTGCTAGAACAATGGGTGGTTTTTTAAAAGCTGCATCTTCAATGCAAGAACAGGTGAGTCAATTCAAAGTTGTATTTGGAGATGCTTCAGATGAAGCATTTAGATTTGCTGATACATTGGCAATTAGCTTTCAAAGGTCAGAAACATCTATTATAGCTCTTATGGCCTCATTGCAAGACACTTTTGTACCGCTAGGATTTTCAAGGCAAGAAGCTAGTAAGCTTTCAAAGGCATTAACTCAACTTACTTTTGACATATCCTCATTTAAAGACAAGTCTACTGATGAAGTATCAAGAGCGTTAACCTCTGCTATTGTAGGTAACCATGAAGCTGTCAGAGGGCTTGGCATTATTCTTACTGAGGCACAGTTAAAACAAGCAGCTTTTAATTCAGGAATTTTTAAAGGCACAGGTGAATTAAGTTCGCAACAGAAGGTTCTTGCTAGGCTTGCTGTTATACTAAATAGTACAAAGGATGCTCAAGGCGATCTTATTAGGACACAGGATGAATTTGCAAATCAAACTAGAAGACTTCAAGAACAGTTAAAAGATTTACAAGTAGAGATTGGTCAATTACTTATACCAATAGCAGCAGTTGGTTTAGAATTTTTAAAGATTGAACGCATTAAGGCATATTCGGCTGCTATTGGCGGAGTTGCTGTTATCTATGGAGTTGCCAGAGCAAAGGCTCTTTTATTTGCACTATCGTTAGCATCTGTAAAAGTTGCTTTAGCTAGAACTGGGATTGGATTGGGAGTTATAGCTCTAGGAGAGCTTGGGACTATGTTTTTATCGGCTGGAAAAGATGCAGACAGCGGTAAAGATGCTTTAGTTGACTATCAAAAAACTCTAGAAGAATTAGCTAATTTTGCAAACAAAACCGATGCTCCTGGTACTGTAGTTAAAATGCTTTTGCAGCAAAAAGGATTTGCAATTAAAGCAGATAAAGAAATTTTAGATGAAATAAAGAAACGAGAAAAAGAGCGTAAAGATTTAAGAGACAAGCGCTTTGGAGAACAGCAAGTACAAGCTGAACTTATTAAGCAAATGCAAGAAAAACAGCATATAGCAGAAATTTTTAGACAGGATGAGCGTAGGGCTTCTTTTTTAAAAGCAAAAGAAGAGCTTAAGAAGTTAGCTGATGAAGAATCCTTAAGGCTTGAAAAACTATCTGCTCCATTCCAAGTGTTATCTCAAACTCTATCACAGGCTATCTTGCAAACTGATAATTTAGGCGATGCTTTCACAAAAACTTTTGAAATACTTAGAGCGCAAGTTGCTGCAAAAGCATTTGAAATCCTTATACTATCTATGCTTGGAGTACCTGTAGGTGGTCAAGGAGCAACTCCTGGTGGAATTTTTGGAAGAATTTTTGGTGTAGCTCATAAAGGCGGTAAAATTACAAAAAATGGCGTTCAATCTTTTAATTCAGGTGGAATGGTGCAAGGTAGAGATAATGTTCCTATACTAGCTCAAGCTGGAGAATTTGTTATTAAAAGAGATTCGGCTGAATCTATAGGTTTAAATACCTTAAATCAGATAAATGAAACTGGACAAGCAGGAAATCTAAATCTACATTTTTCTGGGCCAATTACAAACGCAGACTATGTTAGAGATGTCATCGTTCCAGAAATACAAAAAGCAACTGGAAGCAACCTAGCGTGAGTTTAAGCCCACACGCTGATTATACTACCTATACAAAGTCTAATTCTTTAAAAGAGAATTGGCTAGTACAGCTTTACTATGGAGATGAATCTAGTTTTACAGGATTAGCATTCAAAGATTGCGATGTTAGTAGTAATCATTACTATGGCGCTGTTTTAAATAAGCCTACAATACGATCTTCTATAAACCTGTCTAGTTCAACTGCTAAAACTGCAAACGTAACACTAGAAGTAGCTAATTTTGAGTTTCTTGGTGCAGACTTTAGTGCTGAACTTTTATCTGGAACAAGAACGTATATAAATCGCTCAATAAAAATATACTCACAACTAAAAGATGATACTGACTTATCACACGCTAGTCAAATCTATGAAGGTAGGTTAATAAGCGTTAGTCACAATCATTCACAAGTTGTGCTAGGCGTAGAAGAGAAAAGACCCTGGGATTTTATTACTTTTCCACAGGCTAAAGCAGCGCAAAAGAATGTGTACATACCAGTTGTCTATGGTGACTACGCTGCTAACACAATAGGAGAAGAAGTAAGAGATATGGAAAAGTTTGTATTTCCAGCTCCTGTTTTACGAATCGGTGACACAAATATACTTGTGACTATGCCAAAGTCTGAAAGCAATATACTTCCACATTACTATGAACCAAACTTAGATGCCTTTATTCCTTTAGAGACTAGCGAATATACTAGTGCTACTCAAAGTAATATAAAATACGATTCTTCTGCTGACGTTGCCTTGATAAGTAAAACGCTAGAACGATCTTTTAAAACAGATCCTATATCTGTAGGCGCAACAGATGAAGCAGTAGCAAACACTTCTGATAATATTTTGTTATATAGCCATAGTGGTTTTGCGGCTATATCAAACACAAGAACCGCATTAGACACAGCAGGATCTTTTAGTTCTAAAAAAATTGAATACAGTTTTCCTGTAATTACTGGCAAAGTAACAGCTTTAAGTGCTGTAGTTAATGCTGATGTAAGTATAGCTGCTAATAATAGCACTAGCGGTAACTATGTCTCTTCATTGTCTTTATTGCGAGGTGGTAACTCCACACAAATTACAGAGTTTAATAACAACTCTTCAGGTTCAAGTCTGACTATACCGCTTAATGACGGAGATACATTTGATTTTGATATTCTATCGGTAGCTTATACAAATAACGACAATCAACTGCAAACACCATTTGGTATTATGGGTACTGTTGATTTAGCTAGTGGTATACAGGCAAACATAACTGCTCAACATCAGATAAATAAATTTCAATTATTTATGAAAGTCAAAAACAACTTTGATGACCCAGAAAGATCTGCAACTGAAAAAGACTTAGAAAAGCTAGAGTATATATACTTTGGACACGATGGCAATACAAATGATTTTTCTGGAGGTAGTGGAACTGCTGACTGTGGACTTGAAATACATAGAAGTCTTTTAGCTAGGTTTACAAATGTAGATGAAACACCGTATAACTATTCCTCTAATCTAGATATAGCAAGCGCAAGAATATCGACTGCTTGGAAAGGTAGGCTCTGGGCATTAGAGCCAGTAGAATTAAAAAAAGTTCTAGAGAGATTGCAGTATGAGTTTGGATTTATCTACAAATTTAGAGCGGATGGTACTGGTAGCTATTGGTATGTAAAAGATTCGTATGCTAGTGGCGATGTAGCTGCAACCTTAACCAAAGAAGATATTGCAAATATAAATGTAAGCAATACTCCATTCAGCGAGCTACAGACAAAAATGATTATTAATTATCAAAAGCATCCTGCTAAAGAAAGTGAATATGGAGTTACACAAACATCAACAAACGCTGAAAGTACAGGTGCTAGAACTGTCTATAATATTCAAAGTAAAGAAAATATAAGTAATATTAACTTAGATTACAATTACGATAAGCCTGGAAACACCGATCTTAGTGGTGGTGACCCCAATGATGGGTTTGCAGATTATTATTATAATATCTTTGGGGATGTTAAAAAGATTGTTAGCTGTGATATTATTAACGCATCACTAGGATATATTTTAGAAACTGGTGACATAATAAAGTTTGACTCTATGCCTTTTAACCCATTTGGCAGTAATTGGAATGGGTACTATATGATTACAAGCCTAAATAGATCGCCTGGTAAAGTCAACATAATTTGTCGTGAAGTCGGCTAAACCTATATAATTAAAGGGAATATATATGGCCAAATATTTTATCTATCCAAACGCAAATCTTTATTCAGCAGACCCAGTAGGGGGCGATCGTACAGGTAGTACTAACAATTTTGCTGTTAGTGCAAATGTAACGAATGAAACAAGGCTTACTGATGTTTCTATAGCTACGGCTGCAAGTATACCTCAGTATGATGCAGTGCGCTTTGACATGGGCGGAACAATAACAGCTATTAATGCAGTTGCAATTTATGTCAATGCAGTAAATACTAACGATGTGCATTTTTTTAATAGTAGTAGCGCTACAACAGGGGCTTTTGGAGCCTCATCAAATGATGACACCTTTATTACTGGAACAAGCTATACTGATTTTACATCAGTAGGTTGGCAAGTTAAAATAGACCTTGCAAATACTACTGCTGGAAATGCTGCAACACAACGCTATTTTTATATGTATGGGAATATAGCAACCCAAAGCACAATTACTGAAGTTATGATTGGAAACAAACTTGACTTAACTAACGTAAAGCTAACAGGCGCTGAAGGTATAAACTACGGCAATGACCTGATGATAAGTCATGGTGGCAATGAGTTCTCTAATCAAAGACATGGTGGTAAGAAGTTCTGGAACTTTAGCCTGGGTCATTGTAGCTCTACATATAAAGCTAGCCTAGAGGCAATGCGTGAGGCAGTCGATGGCGCACATTATAAGTTTTTATATTACGATGGATCTGCTTATAACTACGTTCGTATGAGCGGTGATAGCTTACGATTTAAAGAAATTGCATATGGGGTCTACGATACTACCATTAAACTTACAGAGCAGTTAAGCTAACTATAAAAAGAATTAACGATCATCTCTGATGATTTCTTCTTATCATCCCTAATCCAATCTGCATAAGCGTTCTCAGTATCTTTTACATTCGCATGGCCTAGATGCTCTTTGACCGCATAGATATTCCCTGATTCCCTTAATAATATAGTTGCAGAAGTATCTCTCAGGTCATGGGGTGTGAATATAACACCAGATATCTTACTCGCTACAGTTATTCTACTGCGAATGCGTGTCTGGCTGATAGGTATAGGATATACATCAGCTTCATCGTGTGTCAGTTTAAAATAATCATTAATCTTTTTCAACAGCCTTTGATGATGGTCTTTAAGAAATGGTATCTCAAGCGGTTCATCAAACTCACGCTTATGACCTTTGTTCTTTATATAAGCCACTTCGCCCTCAACATCTATTTGTTCCCAGGTAAAGTCAGGCCTACATAATTCACTTATGCGACATCCAGTTAATATATACAGCTCAATAATATTTTTAGTGATAGGACAGATATCTGGATGGTTAAATATAGAGTCTAATTGATGCTGTTTTAAGGCGTTCTTTTTACTCTTTATAGTCTTAGGTAGCTTAATTGGTTTTGCGTTGATTGTACCCCTAATTTTGCCCTCAGAAACCTGTTCCCTGGCCCAGTTTCCTATATGATTTAAGCATCGGAGTGCAGTAATGCCAGAGTTCTTCTTATCTGGGTTTCCGTAACGCTTGTAATAGAACTCATAATCTATTTTGCTAAAGTGTAAATCACTACCTAAATCATCTTCTAGCTTTTTCATTAAAGACGTGTAGCGCTTTACAGTTTTAGTCGCATACTGCTTATACGGTATAGCGTTAACAGTAAATGCCTTGAACACCATACCTATAGTAAGCTCTGGTACAGTAATGTTAACAGAATTTATCTTACCGTTAAGCTTACTGTTAATCCTGTCTCTTTCCTCTACTAATAAAGCATCATTATAGATAACATTAGCCTGGACTTTGTTATTAATTGTTATAGATCTATAGGGATTCTTATATAAATCCCTGTATCCCTCTGGAATATACTTAATTAAGTATTTATTGCTCTCTAATCTAGTAATTGTTGCCATACTGGTTAAATCCTTTCGTCTTACAGAATAAAAAGTAATAATACATATTACATTTATGCAAGGTATATTTTTGTAAAAAAACCCTTTGCATTTATATAGTAATTGTAATAAAATGTGAAACCAAAACAGGGATATATATTAATGGGAAGACCTAAAATAAACACACCAATTCAACCTCAACTAAAAATTAATGAAGTTTTAAAGAGGCCGAATGTGCAGCGGACATTATATTGGTTGTCTAAGCAAACTGACATCAATCACACGTTATTACACCAGATTGTAAATGGAAAGCGTAGATTGCAGGACTACCAAGCTGATAAGATTTTTCACACACTACAAAGATTTAATATAGACGTAACACGCGAAGAGGTCTTTATTTGATCTGTAGCAAATTAGATTATAACTTATAAAATGAGGTACTCCACATACCATGAGTCAAGTCAAGCTAATCAAGAATAATAGTTTTAGTAAAAAAGAATTTCTTTCCTACATAGGGTCATTAGGGGCAACCTTTCGTCATACAAGGCCTTCTGACCCTATGTCATCTGATGCATTCGACATCTACACACAATCAGAAATACATAAATATCACATTATTACCGAAGTATGTAGAAAACTTGATACAATGAACATAAAATATGAGGTAATAGATTGAAGCATTTATTGTGGTATTTAAGAGAGTATTGCATAGAAATTATAATTTTAACAATGCTAATAGCAGTTTTAATTAACAATAGGAGTATAATATGGCCGTAAATAAAAAAACAGGTACAATGAAAAACCCTGTAAAGATGGGCGCACAAATGATTAAAGGTTTAAAGGTTAAGTGGTCACACTTAGCAAAGCCTGATCTAGAGTATAACTCTGGACATAGTGTTACCGTAGAAATGAACGATGAACTAAAAAAACTGCATAAAGAAATGCAGGCACAGACTGGCGTTAAACATATAAATGGCTTAAGTGAATACGAAGGAGTAGAAACTGCTAAGTTTTCTACAAAAGTATATGTAAACGAAGGTGTTGAAAAGTTCCCTAGTATTTTTGATACAGATGGTCAAAAGACAATGGATATACCTTTTGGTGGTGACGTAGTGAATCTTGTGTTTAAACCTAGAGAATGGGATAAGCCTAAGAAATCAATTAGTTGCTATTTGCAAGAAATACAGGTGGTTGAAAAGAACGGTGGTGAGTCAGTTACATTTGCAAAGGTACAAGATAAATCTAATGAGGTCACGTTTAGTGAACAAAAAGATGAAGAAGCTCTACCGTTCTAAATTAGACGGTAAAGATAAGTTACATATTCAAAAACTACAACAGAAGTGGGATGAAGAAGTGAATAGCAAAGCAAAAGGTACAGGGTACGAGAACGAACTTGTAAAGAAGCTACAGGATGCTGGCTTTAAGAATGTTAAAAGAGCCTGGGGGTCGGATGGGCGTAGCTTTGGGGAAGCGCCTGATGTCGATATCAAAGCGGATGATATTTTAGTGCAAGCTAAAAGACGTAAGTCGATCCCTAAGTGGCTCTCTTTAGGTAATTGTGATGCGGTCATGTTTCGAGAAGACAGGGGTATCACATTTGTATGTATGACTTTTGATGATTGGGTAGAATGTTTGAAAAATGTCCGCTTGTAGAAAACAGACAATGTGCTTATGCAGGATATGATAAAGAGCGAAGATTACGCTGTGGTTTTGCCACACATCCAAATTTGGTTTCGGATTTAAAGGTATGTGGTCTGAAACTAAAGAAGGCGAGAAAGAGAAAAAGACGATAAACTTAGTTTGGCAAAAACTGGTTGACTTTCTCGCCTATGTTTTAACAGAAGTGTGCGATACGATCCTTTCGTTCTTACCTCGAGCAACACATAGCAAAAATGTGTCGCGCACTTCTAATAAATGTCAACATGAAAAGCTTATCCATCTATTCGATGGTTACGACTATCGAACGGATATATGGGAATGTGAAAGTTGCGGAATAGATATACAAGAGGAGTTTTAACTAATGATGATTAAATGGTTTTTTATATATCTATATCGTTACTTCAAAGACGGTCGCAGCGATAAGCAAAAAGAGAACGTGGATTGGCTTTTAAGGGTTAACGGAAATAAAACATTATTAAGAATATGGAGATATTTAAATGGCTGATAAAACATTAGAAAAAATTAAGATTACGGAAAAGATGGAAAATGAATATCCTGTAATGACAAAAAGATTTAAACAGCTACAGCGAGAGCAGTACGAATTGTTCTGTAGAAAACAGCACGATTACGGTAGTGGTAATATTTCTGTAGGTACGAACCTGGAAACAGCAGAAGAAGTGCATATGTCACTATCTGGTATATGGTTTCGTATGAACGATAAAATAGAACGAGCAAAGAACCTTATTATGCGGAAGGGTAGTTCTGCCGTTGAAGATGAGCCTTTAGAAGATGCGTTCTTAGATTTAAGCAATTATGGTATTATGGCCACACTTGTAAAAGAACAAATCTGGGGGAGATAATGTGGAGAAAATTCAACCCTAAAAAACGCGGAAACTTTACTGGTATATATGCTTTATACCAAGACCATAATCTTGTATACATTGGTTACACAACAAATGTCTACAGTCGATTAAGAAAGCACGAGATAAGTTATGACCTGGCAAAATATAAACAGGTTGATGACCACAATATAGCGAAAGCTCTGGAAGAAAAACTTATTAAGAGGCTTACTCCAACTTTTAACAAAGATTTTATAAAGCCTGATGTAGAAACAAAGGCATTTTCCTGTCAATTAGAACTTGACGTATGGAAAGCATTAAAGATTAAACACGCGATCAAAGACAAACCTGTTGCGGACATTGTGAATGAGGCATTGCGTGAACAACTAAAAAGGTGGGTGGAAATTGGAAACCAAGCTAGTTAGATACTATCAAGTTATAGAGGTCTATAAGAAATTAATTAAAAGAAAAACAGAAGAAGGAAAGGATAGTATGCGACTTAAAAAACGGTTGCTTGCTATAATGGTACATGGCAAAAACAAAAGCACATACAGCGTATAAGTTAAAAGACGGCTCTAGGGCAAAAGGGGTTACAACCATTCTAAATAACTTAGGGTGGAATAAGAATATACTAGTGGCCTGGGCCAGGAGAACTGCACTAGCAGGAGAAGACCCAGAGGCAGTATTAAAAGAGGCAGGCACGATCGGTACATTGGCGCATTATTTATGCGAAAGTCATATTAAAGGTGAAAAGCCTGAAATGTCTGATTATTCTGCGGAGCAAATAGAAAAAGCTGAGAATGCTTTTTTAGGATACCTTGAGTGGGAGAAGATGACTAAGCCAAAGTATGAAGCGATTGAGCTTAAGATGGTATCGGAAAAGTATAGAGTAGGTGGTACTGCGGACTTTATAGCCAGGATAAATGGCACATTGGTTTTGGGAGATTTTAAGACGAGCAAGGGTATCTATCCAGAAATGACGGCTCAACTCGCAGCCTATCGGAAGATGTACCTGGAATTACAGCCTAAAGCGAAGATTGAGTCGGCTATGATACTCAAGCTTGATAAGAACTCTGGTGCATTCTCGCATCACTTTGTAGGGAAATCACAGCTTGACTGGGGATGGAGAGTGTTTAAGTGTTGTATGGAGCTTGATAAATTACAGAAGGAGATATAGTGAAAGAAAAAAGATACATTACTTTAAATAAGCAGTTAAAAAACTGGAAAACTAAAAACTCATATCACGATATTTTAAAATTTCAAATGATTTACAGAAATAAAAGCGCTCACATAACTCAAGAAACACATGATTTAAAAATAGAATCTGCACTTAAAGTTTATAATGATTTTCCTGGGGTTAGGTTTTATGGCTTTCATAATTCCGCAAAAGAATTTGGAGTTAAAAACTACTATTTTGATGCAGAAGATTATGATAGTGACTGTGGTATTCCTGATGGGTATTTGTTTTCAGAGGATTATGGTATATTTATAATTGAGATAGAAAATACATCAAGAGTAACTAAAGAAAGATTACAAAACTATTCTTGGTGGTGGACTAAGTTTGATAATATTGATTATACGCCTATATATATAATGGAGTTTAATAGGTTTGGCGTATATCAGCGAGATCTTTTAAGAGAGTCTGGTTTTGATAGGCCTTCTGATGAGATATTAAGAGAAGCTTGCGATAGATTGAAGAAGGAAATATAATGAAAGACGAAAGCACTTGCTGTAATGCACCTATAATTTTGACTGACATATGCTCAGATTGTAAAGAGCATTGTGATAAGGAGAACTAATGTGGATCATACCCAAGAACTTACCCACCTATCTCTATGTACAGGATACGAAGGGATTGGTAGAGGACTCAGAAGAATTTTTCCAAATGTCAGAGAAATCGCTTATGTGGAGATCGAAGCCTTCGCAATCGCAAACTTGGTCGCGAAGATGGAAGAGGATGTCATACATCCGACACCTGTCTATACGGACCTTAAAACTTTCCCATTCGCAGAGTTTCGTGGAGTCGTGGACTTCCTTAGTGCAGGATTTCCATGTCAACCTTTCTCTGCCGCTGGTCGCAGAGCTTCCACAGAAGATCCTCGACATTTATATCCCTACATCGCTAGAGGAATCACAGAGTGCAGACCAACTTATGTTATTCTTGAAAATGTCGAAGGGATTATCAGTAGTAAAACAGCCGATGGCGAGTCGGTACTCAAGTATGTCCTCGGAGATTTGGAAGAAAGAGGTTATAAAACAGCGTGGACTTTGGTCTCAGCGAGTGAAGTTGGCGCTCCACACCAGCGGAAGAGAGTTTTTATCTTGGCCCACAGCGAGACTAAGTGATGGTGAGGGTGGTAGAATTGAAACCGTTCTTAATAAAACTGGATTTAAAAGCAAAAGAAAAGCATCTAATCAATTTTTTGGTGCAAAATTAAGGGATGCAGTAGAGACTTATGAGAATTGGCCTACAGCAGATGCGACCAATATTAGCGATGGAGTACCCTGGGAAATATCTGGAAAACAGCTTGAGGAAAGAAGAGCTAGAGTTAAAAAGGCGGTCAAAGAGGGAAAAACTAAAGCTGGGAGTGGCAGATCGGTCAATTTGGCGATGGCGGTACAGAGGGAAATGTCTTGGTCTACACCAAACACAATGGATCACTTACCACCAAAAGAAAGAGAGGCAATGGAAAGAATTTATGAAACGCATAGGAAAGGAGAAAAATCATGTCTAAAAATTGGCCTGCAAGACCAAAACAAGAGCAATATAGATGGGAAGAACCAAGAGTCGTGGGGAACACCGAAAGAACAAGACAGTCGAGCGGCAATGAGCGACAGGAAAAAAAGCAACTTAGGAGAACAGGCTCAGAACAAGACCGGAAAAAAGCTCAATCCGAATTGGGTGGAACAATTGATGGGTCTACCAGTAGGGTGGACTCAACTACCAACCGAGTGGACAGATTGAGATTGTTAGGAAATGGCGTAGTGCCGCAGATGTGTGAACGCGCGTTGCGAATACTATTGAGGGATGTTCATGCCAAATAAGGAAGCCAAGAATCGTAAGCGTTTAAAACGCAAAAAGACGTTAGAGATAAAGCAATATAAAGCACAAAAAAGAAGAGAAAGAAAAGATGCCAAAAAAGATTAAAAAAGCACTACAGCAAGACGATTGGAAGAGATGGAAGCGTAAATGGCCGTACAAAAGCATAGAGGATCCAAAGTATATACGCGAGAAAAAAGCTACATTGATTAAAAACGGCAATGGGTGGTGGTACGATAAAGGATATAGAAGGTCTTTAGTTGAACAGTATAGTTAACACTCTAAATAAATGCTTAATAGATAATAAAGAGGTCTATGTGTAATAATTGATTTAGGGCTAGACAGAAAAGATTGTTTAATAGTTAATTAGTTATCTAAACAAAAAACCGTCTAGCCTTAATTCAACTAAGAGGAATATGTATGATAGATAATGTGTTTAATTTATTTGAAAGCTATGTAAAAAACATAAGAAAGGCTAGTAAGCCTGGTAATTGGGTAGGCCTATGTCCTTTTCACGAAGAGAAAACACCAAGCTTTTATTTTGATGAAGAGGGGCTATATAATTGTTTTGGCTGCAATACGAAGGGAAATGCGATAACTTTTGCAAAAGCGTTCGGAGAAGAGGCTCTAGAATTGCCCAAAATAGAGAGATCTAAACGTAAGGTGAAGGAATGGTCACCTCCAAAACCGCTAGATCCTCATAGATGGTTTGATGTATTAAATCAGGCCGTTGACAATTTACTGTTTAATTACGATGATATTGTAGGTGATTTTCCCTGGGATAAGCGTATTGTTAAGAAATTATACATAGGTTACGATGAAGGTACGTTCTTGTTTCCATATTTTAACCATGAGGGGCGCTTGGTCAACATAAAATGGCACAAAAAGAAACAGGTGACTGGTCACGCGACTACATATATCTATCCGATGTGGCATATGCTCCGAAAATATAGAGGTGACAAGACATTGTATATTGTTGAAGGTGAAAAAGATTGTGTTTCTATGATTTCTAGTGGCAAACAGGCGATATCTTTTAGCAATGGAGCCAATTGCACCCCTGCGGATGAGTTATTGGGTATGGTTACAAGTAAATTTAGCGATATTTCGGTTATTTTTGATGATGATGAGGCAGGAAAGAAAGCGGAAGCTAAGATGATTGAGTATGGTAATGCCAAAGTTTAGAAAATCAGATATAGAATTGCAGAATGGGGAAGATTTGACCGATTTTTTACAGCGTAATGGTAAAATTACCGATGAAAAGGTAGTCAAGAACGGCACAAGTGTATTGCAGGGTATGGATATATGGGATACTCCAAGCCGAGATGTAGAGTGGGCGGTTAAGGATATGATTCCGATGCGTAAAAAGACAGTAGCTGTTGGTGATTTCGAGGCAGGGAAGAGCTATTTGTACCTGGGGGCAGCCTTATCTATTGCAGGAGGGAAGACTGGGTATATCGGATTTGAGATACCAAAGATGCGTAAAGTGTTGTATGTGGATCTAGAGAATGGTATCGATGAAACACTTGGCAGGATACGGAAGTTAACTGTTGGGCATCAGATTGATAAGTTAAAAGCATCAGATAATCTAACGCTTATTACGAAGCCAGGTGATTTTGAAGAGGTATTTCCGCTTATAGAGACACAAGTTTTAGTGCAAAAGCCAGATGTGATAATTATAGACAACCTCTATCAGCTTTCTGGCGCAAGTAATATATCGGATGCAGATAAGATAAAGCCGTTGTTGACTAAGATAGAGAGATTAAAGGAAAAGAGCGATGCTGCGCTAGTGGTGATACATCATTTTAACAAGAATACACAAGACCAGGGGGTTGCTGAAGAGAGAATGGCAGGGTCAAGTGTGCTTAATTGGTGGTATGAGCATTGTTTGCTTTTGTGTAAGACAAATCAAGACTTTAGTTTACTTGCGATAGGCAAGAGTCGTATGGGTTCTAAGAATCCTGGAGTCTATGGTATAGAGATAAACGATCAACCACAAGGTGGTGTAGCGGTAGAGTGCGGTGGCCTGGTTTCTAGTGATAAGATCAAGGGTCTGGTCATTCCAGAGCCTCGCAAGACAAAGTGGGAGCATCACTTGAGTAGAATGGCGGATGATTTTGAGACATACGAGTGGTTAAATGTCTGTGGGGATACTCAGGATGACAAAGTGTCTGATGGTACAGCGCATAGGTGGTTAGGGGAGATGGCAGCGGTTGGAATAGTTAAAAAATTGTCTCATGGTAGGTATAAAAAGACCAAAATGACCTTTTATGAGACAGATTAGGCCTGGGGGGAGGGTATGAGAGTTTTGATAGTTTTGATAGTTTCAAGCCTCCAAACTCTCAATACTCTCAATACTAACGCACCCTCACTCCCTATTTTCTACCTTTTTAGTAGAATTTTTGGGAAAAACCCTCATTCAAACTCACATTCAAACTATCATTACCCTTACCCTGTAGATATAAATATAAAAATACCCTATGTCAGATAATATAGAAGACCCTTTAAGCAGTATTATAGATAAGTTAGATCTGAAGTTGACTGACCCTTTGTCAGATGATATAAAAGAGTATCTAAGTGATAAGTATCATCATAATCAATGCAACTTAGGTAGGCCAGAGTTAGACTATTATTGTATGTTAGCTTATAAAGATGAGAACGATAAGCTACTATGTGGTGCTATCTTAAATTGGTCAAAACATCTTCAGGTAGAGGGGCTGCGTAAGTGCTTCTTG